TCCGGCGCTGTCGTGCCTAGCAGCAACGCCATCGGTTTGCACCTGTACCCAGTGTGGGAAGCGGGTTCTCTTGACGAATGGCTTTATAACGGCGGACCGTATCAGCTCGTGGTGTTCCACTTTCTGCTCGGTATCTTCTCTTACATGGGACGAGAATGGGAACTTAGTTACAGACTCGGAATGAGGCCCTGGATCTTTGTTGCTTACTCTGCTCCGGTCGCTGCTGCGACTGCTGTCTTTCTTGTTTATCCCCTTGGACAAGGTAGCTTCTCTGACGGTATGCCTCTTGGCATTTCGGGAACCTTCAACTTCATGCTGGTATTCCAAGCTGAACACAATATTCTTATGCATCCTTTTCATATGCTTGGTGTTGCCGGGGTATTTGGTGGGTCTTTGTTCTCAGCTATGCATGGCAGTTTGGTTACATCTTCCTTGGTCCGCGAAACTACAGAAGAAATTTCACAGAACTATGGCTATAAATTCGGTCAAGAAGAAGAGACTTATAACATTGTTGCGGCACACGGTTACTTTGGGAGACTTATCTTTCAGTATGCGTCTTTTAATAACAGTCGTAGTCTTCACTTCTTCCTTGCTGCTTGGCCCGTCGTGGGCATTTGGTTCACTTCCCTTGGTGTTTCTACTATGGCATTTAACCTGAATGGTTTGAACTTTAACCAGTCAATCCTTACTAACAAAGGTCAAGTTGTTAATACCTGGGCTGATGTACTGAACCGTGCTGATCTTGGACTTGAAGTTATGCATGAGCGTAATGCTCACAACTTCCCCCTTGACCTAGCTGCAGCTGAAACTACAAGCGTTGCATTGGTAGCTCCATCAGTTGGATGATCATTGCAGTAAGTTCATTGGTGGCATTGTCAGTCGCCTCTTATATCTTTTGGGACCATAGACCTAGTTCACCTAGGCATAAAAAAGTCCGTTCATCTTCTTAATTATGGAATACGAGATTAGAGTCAACGATGCTTACGTTGAACTCATGCATAAAGCCGTCAGCCATTACCTTAAGTTTTGGCCTGGCGGTGATCCAGGTGAGCAAGAAGCTGTAATTGCTTTGTTAGCTCAACTAGACAGATTAAAACTCGAAGTCTTGTTTGACACAATGTAGAAGACGCATGCTACTAACAGTATGGAACGGGACTGTTAGATCTCCTTAGGAGGTAAACATCATGGTACGTATCGCTCGTCGTTACGTGTATCGCGGTGTCGCATACACCAAGTGATTAGTTAAAGGCTAACAGGGAGGTTCAAGTCCTCCCTCACTTATTGGCTTTAGCCCCTTACGAGGGATACCTTTAGCCGTCTAGACGGTGGGAAAGACCACAACTTACAACTAAATAACTCAAAGATCTTTGAGAGTCGATTAATACACTCTCTTTAAAAATGGCACAACAAACTTCTGACCTGACTACCTCTCTAACACAGGTAGGTCAGGCTAATCTTTCCGGCGATAAGCGGGCTTTGTATTTGAAGCTCTTCTCCGGCGAGATGTTTAAAGGCTTCCAGCATAACGCGATTGCTCGCGATTTGGTGATGAAGCGTACACTGAAGAACGGCAAATCTCTTCAGTTCATCTATACAGGTCGCACCAAAGCTGAGTACCATACTCCTGGAAATGCGATTCTCGGTAACTCCGATGGTGCGCCTCCAGTGGCTGAGAAGACCATCACGGTTGACGACCTGCTGATCAGCTCAGCTTTCGTTTATGACCTTGATGAGACTCTTTCTCATTACGACCTGCGCAGCGAGATCAGCCGGAAAATCGGCTACGCCTTGGCGCAAAAGTATGACCGTCTGATCTTCCGTGCAATCACTCGTGGTGCGCGTGCTGCCTCTCCTGTTAGTGCAACTAACTTCGTGGAGCCAGGCGGTACTCAGATCCGTGTCGGTTCTACTACCAATGCATCTGATGCTTACTCTTCTTCCGCTCTGGTATCTGCGTTCTATGACGCTGCTGCTGCAATGGACGAGAAAGGTATCAGTGGCGACGGACGTTGTGGTGTTCTCAACCCACGTCAGTACTACGAACTGATCCAAGCTGTTGGTACGAACGGCTTGGTGAACCGCGATGCTCAAGGTACTGCCCTGCAGGGTGGCCAAGGCGTCATCGAGATCGCTGGTATCCACATCTACAAGTCCATGAATATTCCGTTCTTCTCACAGTACGGAACTAAGTTTGGAACTGGTTCTGCTACGAACCCCGGTGTGACCGATCCTGGTAACACTGGTACTTTCGTATCTGAAGCACTTGAAGATGCTGCTGCTGATGTCACTGGCATCAACAATGAGTACGGCGAAGAAACTGAATTCGCTAACAGCTGTGGTCTTATCTTCCAGCGCGAAGCTGCTGGTTGTGTTGAGGCTATCGGTCCTCAGGTTCAAGTAACAAGTGGTGACGTATCCGTCATCTACCAGGGTGATGTGATCCTCGGCCGTTTGGCTATGGGCGCAGACTATCTGAACCCTGCTGCTGCAGTTGAACTGTTTGCTGGCACTGCCACCAAGCCTGCTGCATTCTGATTTTTATAAACCTATGGGGTCTCTTCGGAGGCCCTTTTTTTTAATTATTTAATTATGGCTATTCCAACCACAAACTCGCAGCAAGAGCTGCCTGCTGTAAATAAAATCCTACAGTCATGTGGTCAAGCGCCTGTGACAACCCTAGATCAAACCAACCCGGACGTTGCGATTGCCTATCAGACTTTGTTAGAAGTCTCGCGGGAAGTACAGGCGGAAGGATGGTCATTCAATAAGGAATCACATTACGAGATGGTTCCTGATACAAACTCTGAAATTCTAATTCCCAGCAACATGTTGCAATTGGATGCAACACGAAATTCATCCAACGTAGAACTAGATGTAGTAAAAAGAGGCGAGAAACTTTACGACAAGGTATCACATAGCTACACATTCGATAACCCAATCAGTTGTGACATCACTTGGCATTTTGATTGGATTGATTTACCCACTCCAATTGCTGATTACATCACTTGCCGAGCAGCAACAATTACGTCTAGTCGATTAGTTGGAGATCCAAATCAATATGAAATACTCCAACAAAAAGAAGGTATGGCAAGAGGCAATGTAATGGAATATGAATGCAATCAAGGTGATTACACCTTCTTTGGTTATCCAGGCGATACCAATACATATAGAAGCTACAAACCATACAACGCTCTTTATCGATAAATGGCTGCAGTAACACAACGGATCTCATCATATCTAGGTGGGGTTTCAAAACAATCAGACGATAAAATGCTCCCTGGACAGGTCCGTGAATGCTACAACGGATTTCCAGATGCAACATATGGTCTTACAAAAAGGCCAGGCTTCAAGCATATTGCAAACCTAGGAACAGGAACTACACTTGATTCCGCAAAATGGTTTTACATCAATAGAGATGGTAGTGAAACCTATATGGGTTGCATTAAAGGCAATCAAATATACATTTGGAATGCTGTGACAGGTGTTGTTTGTACCGTTAACTACGGTACAGGTGCACAAGCATATCTATCTGGGTCTAAAGATGACTACAAATTCCTAACCGTACAAGATACAACTGTTGTAGTTAATAGTAGCGTTACCGTTGCTGCACGAGCAGCGACTGCATTTAATACAACTGGAGTAGGAACTATTGTTCTGAATACTACAGGTCCTGATACTAAATACTACGTCAAAATTCAGGGCATAGATATCACCGTCACAGCTCATTCAACAGACTTTACCTATGATGATGTACTGACTGATAAAACTGGACACAACCTGAAAGATGCAATTGAAGCTGAAATTACTACACAAAAGGCTGCAAGTAATGCAGATTTCACTGGCACTTGGACAGTAACAAGATATGGTATTGACAGTCTAGATATAAAAAGAGAAGTATCAGGCGTACTAACTAATTTCACATTAAGTGTAAGAGGTGGTAATAACAATAATGCACTATCAGCTTTTCAGGATGAAGTGGCAAGTGTTGGATTATTGCCAATTGAGTCATACCATGGTCACAATGTAAAAGTAGTAAATACAGATTCGGTTGAAGATGATTACTATGCAAAGTTTACTGCTGAGGATGGTGTATTAGGACGCGGGTTCTGGGAAGAAACGATTGCTCCGAACACCTCACCAGGTTTAGACAATTCGACAATGCCACATGAGCTACTTAACACAGCTCTAAACACATTCACTTTCCAAAAGATTACCTACGAAGATAGGCTAGCAGGTGATGCAACTAGCAACAGTGATCCGAGCTTTGTAGGAAAGAAAATCACGAATGCTTTCTTTGCTAACAATAGACTTGGCTTTTTGTCTAAGGACAATGTGATCATGAGTCAATCAGGGAAGTATTATAATTTCTTCTTTGAAAGTGCGCAGACTACCTTAGATTCTGATCCAGTTGATATCAGCTGTTCTTCAGTAATTCCAACAATTTTGACTGCTGTACTACCTACTGCACAAGGTCTCATTTTATTTTCAGCCAGACAACAGTTCATCCTGTATTCAGACACTGGTGTTTTGACTCCAGCGTTATCAACAATCAGAACTATATCAAACTTTGAAATGGATGATAAAGTTCAACCAGTTGATGTAGGTACAAATATCAACTTTGTAAGTAAAACACCTGGCTATACAAGAGTATTCAGTATGGTCACGAAGGGGCAACAGCAAAACCCTCAGGTACTTGATCTATCAAGAGTAGTGAAGGAATGGGTGTCACCCAACATTGATCATCTTATAGCTAGTCCTCAGAATTCAATGATTGCACTATCAAGTCAATCTGAAACTGAAATGTATATCTTTAGATATTACAGCGACGGTCAAAAGAACCTTATGGAGGCATGGACAAGTTGGATCATGCCAGGCACAGTGCAGTTCACCATTATTGATAACGATGATATGTACGCTGTTACTAAACAGGCAAATCAATTTGTCATCAGTAAGGCTGCATTGAGTCAAAGTCCAGAGCAAGCAATCCTTGTCAATAGTGATGGGGATAGAGTTAATCCATGTATTGATTTTTATGCTACTGCTTCAAGTGTTGTCTATGACTCAGCAAATGATTTATCTAAGTGCTACTTACCATACGTAGATGTAGCAGGACTCACTCCAGTACTACTTATCAAGGGTAATACAAGTGGTGGTAGTTTTGTAGAATCAGGATTTACTATTTCACCCGAACGGGGAAATGATGGTAATCCTTATTTTATTGTGCCGAAGGAAGATTTGACTTCCGTAGCGTCGGATGTTGTCATAGGTTTTAAATATGACTTTGATGTACATTTACCGACAACCTACTTCAGACCAGATGATAAGCAAACAGATTTTACAGCTAATCTGACTATTGCAAGAATGAAATTTTCTGTTGGATTATCTGGTGTTATGAGCTTCAAATTAAAAGTCAAAGGAAGAGCAGAATGGTTTACAACAATACCTGTTATTGAAGCCGGTACGTACTTAGCTAATGATGTACCGCTGGCCAACGAGAACTTGTTCAATGTACCTGTACACCAACGAACAGAAAACTTTAAACTCAGGCTGTTTAACAATTCACCATTCCCAGTTGCACTTAACGCAATGATGTGGGAAGGGAACTATACACCTAGATTCTATAGGAGAAAATAATGTCGTTGTTAGGTTTTTTTGGAGCAGCAGAAAGAAATGCTGAAAACCGAAGGGCGGAAGGAAGAGCTTACAGAAACGCACGAGATGTATGGCAACAAAATGAAGATGCGAGAAGGGATGACTACAACTTTACAAAAGATACTCGTGACGCCCAAGTTGCTGACAATGAGGCGAATCTAAGATTCCAAGAACAGAATTTACTTAGTGACTACAACTATGCAGTAAAACGTCAGGACTATGAATTTAATGCAGCTAATGAAGCTTATAAAAGATCTGAACGGCAGGCATCTCAACAGATTAGTTACAACCGGATGGCAGAAGAAAATGCCGTCATGGAGCAGAATTTTAAGCTGAGAGATGATCTCTTAGCCACGATGTTTGACGAGTCAGATTCTGTGCTGAGTTTCATGAGCCAGTCATCTGGCTTAAAACTTAAAAAGCATTCAACAAAAACACAAGCAAATTTTGAAGAGTCGAAAATTGATACGACTTATCTTGGTAATCTAAATAAATATAATCTAGATAGAAACACAATACGTGCTGATGCCCAGACTAAAACCCAAAACGCAGTTGTTGCTGGGATGAAGCTAGCTGGTGAAATTAGAGCTAAGGCAGGTTCTGGAAGGTCAGCAGCTAAAGCAGTACTAGGAGCAATGGCAGAGTCAGGAGCAACGAGATCAGCTATTGCAAACTCACTGATGTATGCAGAGAAAGGTCTAGATCTAGGAATTGCTCAACTTAAGGACATGTTGATTCTGGATCAGACAATGATAATGGCAATGAGAGATATGGCAGATAATGAATATGACCTAGGTCAAAGTACATTAGATACAACCAGAGCTCTAGACAAAAAGAAAATATCTTCTTCGAAAAGAAGTATTAAGGATCGAGATTCAATCGTAAGAAAGATGATTACTCAAGGAAGGCTTCAAGCAGATTTGAATGCTCAAGCTTCTGTATTGATGCAACCACAACGTCTACCAGATCTGCCGGACCCAAGAAAACAGTTTGCACAATATGACAACCCAGCTACGGAAAACTACGTTGAGATGTTATTGCGTCCAACTATTACACCGTTCCCAGACTTTAGACCTTCAAGAGCACCAGATCGTGATGACTTCAATTATGGAAGAGAGAATGTAGGTATGTCCAACTTCGGTGACATCCTGAAGATTGGTGGAATGGCAGCTAGTGGAATCGGCGCGATTGGTGGAATCGGTGCCATCGACAGCGGCGGCGGCGCACTATTTAATATGACAGATTCTACGTCTAAATTGCTTGGTGGTTATGGATCACAACTATATAATTTCAGCTCAAGTTTCTATCCAAGCACTAGGAGTAGGTACTAAATATGGCACAATTTAGATCAGCATCAAGAGAAGGAAACTTTGCTGCTAATCAGTTAGTAGTACCTGACACTATCAGCAAGCTAAAAATAGAGAGCGACAGACAACTGCGGGGTATGGATACTGCCCAAAGGGCTCTTGAAAAGCAACGCAGTATCTTCTTAGACTCCCAGAAGACAGCACAGCAGATACAGCGTCAAGGAGCTGAGGCAGCTTTTAAAGTAGAAGATAGAGCAAGTTCTGCTGAGGCAGAACGTTCAAAGGAACTGTGGCAGCGGCAATTAGCTGCAAAAGAAGCTGAGGATAAGTATAAGGTAGATACATACGGAGCACTTGCTAGTTTCTCTAAGACAGCTTTTAATATCACGTCTGATATTGTGAAGCAGAATAAGGCTAATCAACTCAAAGCAGTAAATGAAATCGCCTTTAAGCAAGGGTATTCATATGACGATGTTCTGACAGCTGCATCAGTAGATGCATCCATTTCACAAGCTGAGTGGATGCGGACAAATACTGTCAAAGATATGCTCGCATCTGGAAAGACACCAGAGTATGCCAAGGTCATGTATGAGCACATGATTAAAGGTGGTGGGTATAGGAATTACATGCATAACAAAGATATATTAGTCGCCCAAGGACGAACTAATGCATCAGAGATCTTACTTATTGCTGGTAATAAAGACTTATCAATAGAAGAACGTAGAACACAGATTGAAACGGTTCAAGCCCAACAACGAGCAGCACTAACTATTGATGGTGAAATACCAAATCCTAAGATCCTGGAAAGTGCATACAATCCAACTATCAGAAGTGCTTTAGATAAATCTGAAGAGGTGCTGATGGGAGCAACTCTTGTTGAAATGGAAGAGGCGACGAGGATTGATCAGGCTGTAAATATAAATAACGCAGTATTTCCTGGCGGTGATGCATTCTTCCCAGAAGCTGGATTTGAATTGGTATCGGGTGATCCTCGAAAAGGAGCAATTGATGATTATGTCAAACAGCTGGTTAGTGGAAGGCAGTTAAGCGAAGAACAAATTGCAGCGGTTATGGAAGCAAGGTTCGAGAAGAACGGAAAGATGATCACCTTAGAAGAAGGTGGTTATACCACAGCCTTAACTATGTTAGATGAGGAATATACATCTGCAAAAGAAGCTTCCAGAAACAGGATTGTATTAGAGCAACAAGAAGAAGAGTTAGAGATAGAACAATGGTGGATGCAGAATGCACAACTAGCCATTGCTGATGGTAGATATACTAAAAAAGAACATGAAGC